TAATACTTTGTCCACTTTGGGGTCATAAGTAAAAATATCTGTTTTGTTTTTTAAATCATATAAATATTGGTTTCTAATAGTGTACTGATAAAAATATTGGTAAGGGGCCGAAGCCTCTACTTGTACACAGTTAGCTTCTAAAGGTACTTTATTAGATGTATCTCTTGAAGCAGTTATATCTAATTCTCTGTTAAAGAACCAACCTTGTGACTGAACACTCATAGAAGTTTCATCTAAAATATTCTTAGCGACCGCTACGTCTGTACCAATGTTTCCAGTAATTGAACTGACTGGACTCTCACCGATAAAACTTAGCATGGTATTTATCGCTTGTAATTCATTTGTAGAATTTATTTGTGTTGTCATTGATTGTCCTTTTTAAATTTGTAAAGTAGGGGACTTAGTCTCCCTCATCCCCTACTCCTATATAGTATAAATAAACTTAATATTTATTAAGCGTCTTTAATTCCTACGGCACTTTCCGGACGTAGTACGCCATGACCCATAGCGTATTTCGCAACCATAAGTGTTCCTTGACGTCTAATGTCGTATTCCATTTCAGTAGCTAAATCCATTAACTTAACAGTTCCAACTGCTGACGGGTGACAAACTAAACCTTCGTATGCAGTCAAGTTAACAGCTTGAGGGTTTGAACCACCCTGAGTAGCTGAACCTTGGTCAACACCTGAGTTCACGTTTGAAGCAACAAAATGAGGTACAGCAATTAATCTGATACCTGCAATTTGTAATACTCTACCTGAAGCAACACCACCATTAGCACCACCACTGAAGTCAACATTGACTGCATTAGTAGCATTCGCTAATTTGTAGTACATTTCTGGTTTTAAGAAACAGATTCTACCATCAGCCGGAACGTATTTGTCGTCTAATGTTTTCGCAGCATCGAACAATGAATCAATAAATCCATTTGCAGAAGTTGCCGCAGTTGCAGAAGCGATAGCAGTATTAGTTAATACTGTACCTGCGTCTCCACCTGTAACATTGGCAGTACTCGTTTGAGCGGCTTGACCAATAGTTTGTAGAACGTGTTTGTCTTTTTGGAAAGCTAATGCTCTTCCAATTTCAGTTGAGTAGTTACTTCTAACATCCCAATGATTCTTAGCTTCTTCGATATTACTTAAAAATGCTGAAGAAACTAAAAGGTCGTTAATTGTAATAACCTTTTCGTTGTGGTTCACATCAGACCCAAGTATTTCTGTACCAGGGGTATGATAAGCGGCTGTCGTTCTGCCCATTACAGGGAACGTTGCACTCTTACCATTAGCAATGCTTCTTACAGAATCAGCACCTTGTGTTTTACTTGCTCTTTCAAAAGAAGTAATTACTTCACCAGAAAAAACTTTTAAAAACAGGGCATCTTCTGAACCAGATGCATTTACTCGTCCAATGGAAGCCGGATTTGCGTTTGACATATTTGTCTCCTTTTTCTATTGTTTGTTTATTAAAAAGCTTTCACAAGTTTAAAGTTTGTTTCACAAGATTGTCGTTCCTCGGAACGGTCAAGTTAATGGACTTAACTTTGTGTTAGCAGTTGCTACCTATAAAGGTAACACAACTATGATTTGGCAGTTTTGGCCGCTCTTTTAAATTGAGCTGCGGTAGGTCTACCTTTTGTACCTGCTGTTCTCATCTTTTCACCAGAACCCGCTTTGATTCTAGCACGTTTTTTGTGAATGTTCGCATATAAGCCATTCTTAGCCATCTTAATATCCTTTACTTTTTGGTTTCGGTTTTGGTTTAGTCTTTGGTTTGTATTTTGGCATGTTATAACCTACTGTTGTTTAATTTGTTTTGGACATCAGTTCTGTATGCATCATCAGTTCCGTATCTTTCATCATTCATTGCAGCAGTAACTTCTGCCCAAGACCTATAGCCTGGAGCATTTGCTGAACTAGGATTATTTGCACTTTGTAATGAAGGCTCATCACCTACACTATTTTTGTAACGTGCGTTTAAACCTTGTATTGCTAAACGTGTTGCTTCAATATCTTTTCCATTAACAGTTTTGTTAAAAGAATTTATTTCTGCTTCGTTTAAATTATCAGAGGCCCAATTCATCATATTGTTATATGACTCAGTTCCTCCCACTTCTTGTTTTAAAGTATTAGAAGTTTGTTGTGCAATAGCTTCTTGTCCTTTAATAAAAGCGTCTACATAATCTTTAGGTATTCCTGCTTTTTGCAAAGCTTCATATGAACTTTCTTTTAATTGTCCCCCTTCATTGTACTCATCTTGAAGTGATGACATATTTAACCCTGCATTCTCTACAGCTTTTTCAGCCTTATCTATAGATAAGTCATCGTTGTCTTTATTTGTTTCTTCTTTTGTAGGTTCTGATTCTTTTTCAGTTTCAGGCTTTCCTAATTTACCTTCTAATTCACCATAGGCTTTTGCCATATCTTCTGGAGATTTAAACTTTTCAGGTAACCATCCAGGTCTACTTTCATTTTCTGTTGTAGTATTTTCTGTTGGTTGTTCTGGTGTAGTCTCTGGTGTTTGTATTTCTACTTTTTCTACCATTTATTATCCTTGCGGTTTTGTCATATTGTCTGCAACTTTAGGAGCCATGTCTTGTGCGGTGTCCTGCATTTGTTGCATTTGTTGTTGTTGCATTGCAGCTTCTTGTTCAGCTTGTAATTGTTCTGGAGATTTTAATAATCCTTCAGTGTCAATACCAAGTCCAGTTGCTAACCTTGTGATTAAATCTTGTGGATTTAAAAGTTGCACGACTTGTGGATTGATTTGTGCAAGTTGACCTATCTCTGCTACAAACTCTCTTAATTTTTGTAAGTCATTACCACGTCCTAGTGCCTCAACACCTGTGATAATTGTGGGCCTTACTGAACCCTTGGGTAGTTTAGGAATTTCATTCTGACTTCCCATTCTATCCATTAGTAATTGCACTAGAGGTAATTGTAATTCTTGAGATAATAAAGAATATATACCACCCATTGCAGTTTCTAATTCGTTTGCCATGTAACGTATTTCTTGAGCAGTTACACGTTCAGCCTGTCTTTGTATGGCTGTGTTTAATAAAAATGCATAAGCTAATCTTTCTTCTAATCTTGCGATTGCTTTTTCTACAGTTTGTAAATCATAAAATTTGTTTGCTTGTAACACGCTGACATCATCTTGATTTCCAGATATAATGTCACCATTACGTGCTACTGCTATATCTCTTTTCTTTGTAGTAGAATTTGGTCTTACCATGAAAATCATTTTGGCACTTGCAGCAGAAGACTCGACTAAAGATTGTGATAATCCTTCTAAAGATTTTAAATCACCAATGTACTCTTCAACGTAACTACGGCCGTAATCTTCACCGTCAACTCTAATCATTCTTAAAGCTAACCATGGTAATTTATCTTGATTGTAAGTACCAACAGATGAAGGTATTTTAATTCCTTTAGTCTCTTGGCAAACATAAAATTTACCGTTATCTAATTTGTAAACATGTGTGTATAAATCGCAATTTGTTTGTGACTTAACATCTTCTTTTGACATAAGAGATAAAACTTGTTCTCTAACTTCTTCATCTAAAGATAAAACTGAAACACTTTCTTTTACAACTATTTCTAATAGATTTCCTTCACCGTCTCTTTTACAAACATACTGGTTAAGACCATATACTCTCATGTTACCTTGTTTTGGAACATGGGCCAGTGCATTACCACCGACAATTAAATGTTTAATTAATTCAAATGTTGGAACACGTAAAGCAAGAGACTCAATTTTACCCATAACTTCACGTTCTATTTTAGATAAAGCTTTCTCTACTGATGTTTTTAATTCTGGTTGTTGTTCTATTTGTTCTTTAGCTTTGCCTTGTATCGCTAATCTAAAGAATGGTTGATTTGGTGGAAGTAATAAAAGTAGTAATTTTGAAGCAAGGTTGTTGACACCTCTACTACCTACAGATTGGAAAGGACTATAAAAGTCACTTGACTGTGTTTGATGTTGTTCGGGAATTAATGTGGGAATAGTTAACTCAGAGCATTCACGTCCTCTATCGAGATAATGCTCTTTAATTTCACTTAAAGATTCATAACGATTTTCTGCTGTATCTTTAAAATCCATTAAACGTTTACGTTAGAACCAGAGTTAGTGATGTTTAAATCAGTTTGCATTCCTACTGTACCTTTTTTAGCTTTCTTTTTCTTAGCAATTTCTAAAGCGTCTTCAGAAGCTAATTCAATAGTAGGTGCTAGTTCATCACCGTCTGACATAGCGTTTCTAACAGGCTGTACCTGTTCTTGAACTTTTTGTGTTTTTCCGCCCATGCACATAATTATTTCCTTTTTAATAAGTTGTTGGTGTTGTGTTAATATTCAAATCAGATTGTTGACTAGTCACAGTGTTCTTAACTTTTTTCTTTTCTTTAATAACAGGTGTGTTGTCTATATCTGGTGGTGAGTCTTTAGGGTCAAATTCATTTCCATCAACGAATTTTATCGAAGGGTCGGCTCGTTTAACATATTCCGTTTTTGCTAAACCCATACACATAATTATTTTTCTCCTAATAAATTATCTTCGCTTCGTTTCTTTAAGTCTATTAACCAATTAACTACACTTCTTTGACCTGCTTTGAACCAGACAGTTTTCTCATTGTCTTTCAATTCAGGTGCTTTTTCTGGATAAATTTTATCTAAAACTTTGATAAGTTCATCCACGGTGTAAGGTAATTGGATGTCATTTAAGTCATCCATAATGTTTTCCTTCTAATATGGGGCCTAATTATGCCCACAAGTCTCCTGTTAAGTTACCTTTTGCATATTCAGTGGCTCTGTTTTCAAAGAAATTAGTATGTTCTACGCCATTTAATACCCAATCTAGCCAAGGTAATGGGTTTGTTTTTTGATTGTAATTAGGTTTTAAGCCTAGCTGAAGTAGTCTTCTATCAGCAATGTGTCTAATATATAATTTAACATCTTCAGCTTTTAGACCTTGTACTTCTCCTAGATTAAAAGCTAAATCTATAAACTTATCTTCTAGTTCAACCATGTCTCTACAAGTTTGATATAGAGTTCCTTTAAAATCATCATTCCAAATATTTTTATTTTCATCTATCAATGTATGAAATACTTTAATCATATTTTCTACATGGTGGCTTTCATCCCTAATAGACCAAGTTACGATTTGGCACATGCCTTTCATTTTGCCATAACGTTGAAAGTTAAGTAGCATAATAAAAGAAGCAAACAGTTGTAGGCCCTCACCGAATGCAGAAAATACAGCTAACTCTCTAGCCATACCTTCAATACCTTCACCTTTATCTTTAAATAAATATCTATGTTTATCAGCCATAGCTTTATATTCTTGAAAAGCTTGGTACTCACTATCTGGTAAACCAATAGTATCATTAAGTAATGAATAAGAATGTACGTGGTTAGCTTCACTAGTTGCAATAGCAGACAACATCATTCTAATTTCTGGTGCTTTAAATTTAGGAATGTATTTATCAAGATAAGCTTGTGCTATATCTACATCACCTTGTGTAAAGAATTTTAATATCTGTGTAATTAAATTTTTTTCTTTACTACTTAATCTATCATTCCAATCTCTTACATCTTCAGACAAAGGTACTTCACTTGGTAACCAGTGCATTTTTTGTTGTGTGTCATAAGCTTCAAACGCCCATGGATATTCAAATGGTTTGTAGTGTGTTCTTCCTTTAAATAAACTCATATTCCCCTCATCAATTCTATAAACTCTATTATTACTATTAGTCCTAATTCTACTGCTAACACTGTATGATATACATGCCATAGTAAGCCCAAGGTTTTTGGACTCTTAAAATTTTTTCTTCTTTTTTTGCGGGGTTTATTGAACCCATCAAATATACTCTCATCTGTCATTGCGGTCTTCCTTGTCGATTATATTTCTTGTTATGTTGTAATTTCTTTTTCTTATTAGGACTCTTAGTGTGAACCCTTATTCTTTTCTTAGGTTTTTCACGGGCCACAAACCCAGTAAATTTTCTTGCCATAATTATTCACAAGCAAGACATTCAGGGTCACTGTCTGGTCTTACTATTCTTTCTATTTTAGTTGATATTATTTCTGCTCTTTTGATTGCTTCTGAACGACAATAATAAAGAGTCTTAATTCCTTTTTTCCACGCTGACAAATGTAACAAATGTAAATCTTTAATGTTAACATCAGACGGTACAAAGATATTTAAACTTTGTGACTGGCAAATTTCTTTTTGTCTGTCCGCAGCTAGTTCAATAATCCATCGTTGGTCTATCTCAATAGCTGTAGCAAACACATCCTTTTCCCAATCATTTAATTGTTCTAAATGTCTTACTGAACCTCTGTTAGCAATAATACTTTTCCAAGTTTCATCAGTATTTATTTCTTTTTCTTTTAAAAGTTTTTCTAAATATTTATTACGCATGAAGTGAGTACCACTCATAGTTTTTTGAGTGTATGCATTAGCACGTAAAGGTTCTATTGAAGGTGAAGTACTTCCACAAATAATACTGCTACTAGCGTTAGGAGCTATGGCCAACATGTGAGCAAATCTTAAACCAGTACCTTCCATGTCTGGTGCTTCTCCTCTTTCTTCAGCAAGTATTTTAGATGTTGCTAAAGCTTGTTCTTTAATGTGTTTAAATATTTTTAGATTTATTCCTTTAGCTATCGCACTCGCAAAAGGTACGTTTTTACTTTGGAGATATGAGTGGAAACCCATTGCCCCCAATCCAATGCTACGTTCACGCATAGCAGAATACTTAGCACGGTGTAAAAAATCAGTAGCGTTATTAATAAAGTACTCCAGGACATTATCGAGAAACCTAACCACGTCAGGTATGAACTTAGGGTCTTCTTTCCATTCATCATATTTTTCTAAATTTAATGAAGACAAACAACAGACTGCTGTTCGTTCTTCGTTGGTTGGTAATGTTATTTCACTACACAAATTTGAGTGATGTACCTTTAATCCCAATTTCTTTTGGGAGAGGGGCAAACTTTTTTGTATTGTGTCAATGAAAGATAGGTAAGGCTCACCAGTGGCAACCCTAGTCTCAAGAATCTTTTGCCACAATCTTTTAGCGGAGACTGTTCGAATAACTTTTTTTGTATGTGGGTCAATAAGTTGCCAATCATCGTTAGCACTAGGGTTAATAGTGCATTGATTGATAATAGACATAAAGCTGTCAGAAATATTAATCCCATGGTGCAGATTAAGACACTTCCTATGAATGTCACCGCCACTGGGTTTACGTAATTCCAAAAACTCTTCAATTTCTGGATGAGATATATCTTGGTATGTTGCATAACTTCCTCTTCTAGTTTTACCTTGAGAGAAGGCTAACATTTCACTGTCTACTACATGCATGAATGGTATTGAACCTGATGACTGTGAGCCACCAGATGTACCGGTCCCGTCACTTCTGATGTGGCCCCAGAAACCTCCGATACCACCACCGACTGAAGCTAAAAATGCATTCTCTGTATAGTGAGTTGTTAAACCTTCTCTGCTGTCTGGTACATAATTTAAAAAGCATGAAATTGGCATACCTTTTTGAGTACCGCCGTTTGTTAAAATAGGTGTAGAAAACATGAACCATAGATTAGACACATAACCATAAATTCTTTCAGCCATTTCTGAGTCATCAGAAAATACTTTTGCTACTCTGTAAAAAGCCTCTTGCGGACTTTGTTCTTTGTCAGTTAAGTAACGGTCTTTTAATATTCTGAGACCCGCTTCAGATAAGTTTGTGTCTTTGCTATAATCCATGTTGTTCCTATTTAGTTTTCTTTAGTTGTTTATTAATAATAAAATCAATGTATTGTTTTGCTTTCATTAAATCTTGAATCCCATTTTTCTTTCTGAATCTCATTATGTATTTCACAACGTTTCCAGTGCAGAAATCTAATTCATTCTCAATAATAAAATCTATTGGTTCTATTTTGTGCTGCGTATAGTGTGGAGGCTCTTTAATTAAATCTGCCATTTAGTTACCTCACCAGTTTTTAAATTGTAATCACCGTGTCTTAAAATCTTAGCAACTCTAGCTTGTTGAAAAGCGTCATGCTCAAACAAACCGTGTTTCTCATAAGTCTTAACAACTAGTTGCCACATCTTTTTAAGTGGCATGTTCT